AAAAAGCGTTTGGATAGAATCGAAGAAAAGATTGATAAACTAACAGACGCTCTAGTAAATATAGCTAGATTCGAAGAAAAAATGGATGCTTATAATAAGTATCGAGATGATTCATGGAATAGAATGAATAAATTTTCGGAGAAGCTTGATTGTATTGAAAGAAAAGTAAATGAAAACGCTAATACCGTTCACGTGATTAATAAGTTATTTTGGGCTATGATTGTTGCGGCTATTGGATCCGCAATTGCTCATTTTGGAATGATGTAAATTCAATAAAAAAATTGTATAAATAGAACTATAATATCCAAGCTTGTATAAATGGAGACAAAAATGGAAACGAAAGATTTAAATAGCATAGGCTTGGCATATCTTCAGATGGTCGAGAAAAGAAATACTGAAGCAAAGAAGAATCATGCTAAAGCATTGCATAAGAATCAAAAAGCATTAGATGTTCATTCTGATGAAGACGAAGATCATAACGATGATCCTACAGACGGTGATGGTGATATTGATGCGGCAGACTTGAAGAAGCTTCGCGACGATGCTGATAAAGATGATAAGAAATTTGATAAAAAGAAAAAGTCATCTAAAAAAGATGATGGTGATGATCAAGAAAAGTTTAAAGCTTATACCGGTGATGATAAAAATGATCAAGAAGGTACAAAGGTTAGTGAAGATAAAGAAGATAAGTTTGAGCCACATATGATGTATGATCCGAAAACTGGTAAAGGTTATAAGGCCAAAAAAGAAGAAGATCATTTGCGTATGAAAAAGATGGGATACACTCACGATAAACCAGAAGAGATTGATGAAGCGATGACTATGGTATCTCGTAAGCCACATCCTGAAGGTGGCCATATTGTTACCCTTAAAGATAAAAACGGTGAGAAAGTTGTTCGTCATTTACATAACGGTAAGGTAAAGACAATATCTAAAGAAAGTGTTGAGATTGATGAATCAACAGATTTACAAGAAGGTGCAGCACGTCAAGCCGCCCTCGCAAAAGGTCTGATGGATTATTGTAAAGAAATCGGCAAAGATCATATGGATCATAAAGATTTTGCAGATCATGCAAAACATGTTAAAGCTGGTAACTGGGATAAAGCCAGAGCTCATGCTAATGATCAGGACACTGAAGTAAGAGAAAAAATTCACACTTTAGCAATTGATCATTTAGGCCAAGGCGCTGCAAGCGAATTGTATGGCGGCGATAGAAAATTGTCAAAAAATAAAGGAGATGGTAAATTGCATGCATCTTATAACGAATCAGTAAATGTAGACGATGTATTAGCACTTATCGATCAGGGCTATACATTAGATCAAGCTGAAGCAATGGTTGCAGAAGCTTGTGGCGGTGGTGGCGGTGGTGGCATGGGTGGGACAAGCCTGGTATCGTCCCGGAAACACCCCGATGGCAAAAAACTATTAAAAGCTTCACGTAAACAACCAAAAGCTGGAGATAATGATAGAAATATGGCAAATAATCAAAGGTCAATTCCAGCAAAAGGAGCAGATACGGCACCTGTTAGACCTGGTACAAAGCAACAGCAACGTGACTTTGATAAGGCTGCAAGAATGGCTAAATCAAAAGATAAAGTGTCGGTAGCTAAAGCTCCTTGGGAATCTGTTGAGGTTGATGAAGGCTATGGTAGTATGGTATCACCAAAAGACCGAGCTCGCATAAAAGCGAGGGTTAATGCTAATATGGATAAACTTTCAGCTAAGCAATTGGATATCGCAAAACAAACGCCTCCAAGGTATAAAATTACAAGAGATGATTTTAAACATTTACGTAAGCATGGCCATGCTAATAGTCCACAAAAAGAATCTGTTATGGATCGTGTTAGTAATATGGTTGAAGATATTCGAGTTGATATACAAGAAAAAAAAGAAATCAATGAAGGCCCGGGCGATATTAATAACCCAATGAAAGGTATGCCAAAAGGCGGCTGGCAAGGAAGTGGACCAGCTGATCCAGTGTTTGTAAAAACTATGTCGAAAAAAAGAGAAAAAGAATTAAGAGCTGCAGGGAAACTATCTAATAGTGCAAATAATGCATCTCATTATGCCGGTGAAGCCGTTCAAAACGTTAATGAATTGTCACCGACCACAAAGCAAAGTTACTTGAAAAAAGCTGATAAAGCTTCTACTAAGTCTTTCAAAAAGGCAGACGATATTGAAGATAGAGCAAGTGATAAAGGTGATGATGTTTGGAGTAGTAAAAGCAAAGCAAGTCAGAAACATTCAAAGCTGATGCACACAGGCGAAAAAAGAGCTGCAGGAGCTAGATTAGCAAGAAAAAAGCTCGCTAAAGAATCTGTTCAAAACGTTAATGAATTGGATAAGAAAACTCTTGGTAGTTATGTCAAGAAAGCCGTTCCTGACATGGATACACAACGTCGCTTTGCCACCGAATATGAAAAGCGTGGAATGGCAGCTAAAAACCCTGGAGTAATGGATAAGAATTTCAAAAAAGCAAACCGTGCGGATGATAAGGTACGTAACCGTAGAAAAGGTATTAACACAGCTATTGATAAAATGGCTAAAGAATCTGTGCAAGAAGCCGCTAAACCAACTGCAATTCACCACTCAACACCGGTAACTGCAGCTCAAGCCAATGATGAGCAGACAAGAAGTCGTTGGACTGATAAAGCAAAACCGAATACAATGACTGAAAAAGAATTTGTTGATATGCATACTATTCATCCAGATGTTCTACCAGAGTTTGATGGTAACGTTGCAGCTAAAAAGACAGCTGAAGCTATTAAAAAGGCTCCAAAGGCCATGGCCAAAACACCTAATACTCCTACATCAAAAGGTGATCAAAACATTATGCCGGATCCCACACCATATGGTGGTCCAGCCGTAAAAACAGAAAGCTATATGGATAAGTATGCTAAATACATTAGAGGAGAAATCTAATGTTTGCAAACGACGATAATGAAAAAATTATAGAAACTTATGCGGCGCTTTTGCAAGATATAAGAGAAGGCAAAAAAGATGAGCAAGAAGCTGATAAGTGGGCCGAGGGAGATCGGCACAAGGATTTCAAGGAAGGTGGGAAGAATGAAAAAGATGATCATAGGCATCTTGCTAATGCAATAGTTCTTCGAAGCAGTAAATGGCCCAACCCTGCAAATTTAAAGGCCACTCATTCAGACTATGTATCTCATATTCATCACACCGATGATAGAAATGTTGGAACCACAAAAAAACCACATTATAACAGAGGTTCGATTAAAATTCATTATAAAGGTGGAAAAATTCATTTGGATCGCACGCATCCTCATCCGTCACCGTTAGTAAAAATTATGCAACTACCGCTTAAAACGCAAGCTAATCACAAATATAAAGTAACAAAATCATCTTATGATTCTACCTTTTCGATCAACGCAAAGGAACATGCCCATGCGTTGATGTTCCAAAAGCCGGAAGAAGAAAAAGAATAATATAAATTAATAAAGTATAAAAACATAATGCAATTATTTGATGAAATAAATGATGACAATTTACTAATATTTGCTTCTCGGCATTACTACAATCCAAAATGTATTGATGTCGAGGAGTTTTATGAAGATCTGAATAGATTTAAGTATGTAAAAAGATTAGTAAATAGATATATTGAATCTGAAAGATTAGCAGATAGATTGATACTAAACCATCTTATTATTATTTTTAATGTTTTTGGAGTTGACGCAAGCATAAAGATTTTAAAGTATAAATTAAATAATGATCATTGGAAAGTAATAAAACCATTTTTGATATTTTTAAATCATATTAAGCCAACTGATTTTGTGGATATTGAAATGGATGATAAGATTGTACAAAAATTAAGAAAGATATAAAGAATGGGATTTATTAAAAAGGCCGGTGATTTAGTATATACTTTTAGATTCTTAGCTCTATTAGTAACACCATTTGAAAAAACAAAGGCCTTTGAATTAGGTCTTATTGATAAAGATGGTAAACGTACTAAAACACCTGGCGATCTGGATTATCCAGAGCAAAGAGATGCATATACACCATTTATTCGTTTAGTATTTAATATTAAGCGTTTAATGGCCAAAGCTCCAGGCGGACAATCAGTTATTGCTCGTTATGGCGCAGCTTTATATCTTATTAAAGAAAATTTAGAACTATCTGACAAGTCAATAAAACAAATTACAGAAAAATGTGGACTTGATCCACTTGATTTTTTATCTGAACAAAGTGGTTGGTTTTTATTAGAAAGTGGGGCATTAGCTCCAGGATCTTACAGAATTAAAAATAATAAAATAGTAAATAGCACATTTGAAGAGGTCGTACGACCAAAAGATTGGATTCGAGTTGGAAACGACTGTTATCCTGTAGGTGAAATGTTTGGATTAAATGTATATGAAGCTACACATGTAAATACCAGACAAAAAGTATATATCACTATAGGGGAAATAATGTCATGATGCGGCTGAAAAAATATATCAAAGAAATGGCAGCAGCGGCAGTTTCAGATTTAGATGCAGAATTTTTAGCAAAGGCTCAAACATTAACATCATTTAATTTAAAAGGTTCTGATTTTACTTCTTTAAAATATAAAAAAGAAATTCAACATTTATTTCATATGAAATATTTTCCGAAGTTTGATATGGATAACACTATAAAGGGTCAACCAACTGTAGGCAAAGTTAATTCAGTTTTAAAGGAATTAAAAAAGATTGACTCAACCGCATTTGGAAAATTACATAAGTATGATATTAAAGGTGTTGGTCCTGGTGAAGCCATGTTATTCTTTATTTTAGATGATGCTCACTTAGGTGGTGGCTCTTCTGCAGGAGTTGATTTAGTAGTTGACGGTAAAAATTATGAAATTAAAGCTGGCAATTTTACTAGAGACGGATATATGGTTAATTATAAATTAGGTGCCACTATGGATATGACAAAAATAGTCAGTCCAGCCCTCGAACTTAAAAATATGGCGGATCCCAAAGGAGCTTTAGGCAAAGAAAAATCTGGTGTAAATCAAAAACAAATGGCGGCTATTAAAAGAATACCAAAGCTTGCGGCCAGATGGAAAAAAGAAGTTGAAACTCCTTATATTGATGCTGCTCATAAATATCTTTCTGCAAATCCAATTATCTTTATGGTTAATACGTCGCCCAAGAATTTGGCCGGAATGTGTCAAGCTATCAAAGTGCCTAAAAAGTCTGATATTGGATTAGATATGGTAACTCAAGGAATAATCAAACCAAAGGTGAAGGTATGAAAAATAAAAAAGAAATTAATTCGACAATAGAAGAAGGTGTGTTTAGTGTTAGTGGCAAAGCCTTGATGAAGAGAAAGCTCAACAAACTATATAAAAAATCAGACCTTGCAAATTTTGATAAATCAGGAATAGACACAAAAGGGAAAACGCCTGATGAAGTTAGGCAAACAAAATCAGATTACTATCATGACAATATGAATAAGGCCGCTAGAGCAAAAAAAGCCATCGGCCGGTTATCAAGAAATAAAAAAGAAGAAGTTCAAGAAGATGCGCCGGCTAATTCTGTTGGCCAAGGTGGCGTTGATATGAATCCAACTGGTGGCCCCGCTCGATTAAAAAAATCTCCTATGACAAGGTTTGAACCAGCATTTGATAAAAGACATAAGAATAAAAAACTTCTATTAACTAAGTTTAGACAACACGCATACGGCGAGAGCAAGTAAATGCTAACTTTTAAATCATATTTGGCTGAAGCTACTGGTAAAGGTTTAACAATTTTTGATATAGATGAAACTATGTTTAAAACAAACGCTAAAGTTGGTGTAAAAAAAGACGATAAGATTATTAAGAAACTCACGAATCAGGAGTATAACACATACAAATTAAAATCTGGTGAAAGTTGGGATTTCGGCGAATTTAAAAACGCTGAAGTATTCAACAAAACATCAACGCCCATAGCTAGAATGATTAACAAAGTAAAAGCCATTTTAAATAACGCAACGAAAGCAGGATCAAAGGTTATTATTGTAACAGCAAGAGCGGACTTTGATAATAAGAAATTATTCCTAGATACATTTAGACAACAAGGGATTAACATCGACCGCATTTATGTTGAACGTGCTGGTAATTTAGGTCACGGCCCACCGGCTGAAAATAAAATAGTAATTTTTAAAAAATATTTAGATCAGGGCATTTATAAGCGTATTCGTTTCTTTGATGATGCTAAAAGTAATCTTACAGCATTCTTATCGCTGCAAGATCAGTATCCGGGTGTAAGTTTTGAAGCTTTTTTTGCAAAGCCTGATGGTAAAGTTAACCGAGTGAGAAGATAATGCTTAAAATTTATATGATGATATTTGTAATCGGTTTAATAGGCTCTATAGGTTATGGAGCCTATGCTACGTGGAATCATATGCAAGCAAAAATAGAAATATTAACAGCAAACAATGCTAAGCTTGAAGGTGCTGTACAGACTCAAAAAGATACTATTGGCGCGCTTGAGTCTGATATTCAAGCAGTTAATAATGAATTAAAAAGCGTTAATAAACAAATGACCCGTACACGCACCCGGAATAAAATACTTGCAAAGAAATTAGAAAGTTTAGATCTTGGGTTGCTTGGGGCTGAAAAGCCAGATGTAGTTGAAAGATTAATTAATAGGGGAACTGCCAATGCATTAAGATGTTTTGAATTAATGTCTGGCGCTCCATTAAGTGAAAAAGAAAGAGAAGCAGAAAATGGAAAAGCGTTTAATCGTGAATGCCCTTGGTTGTTTGATACTCTTGTTGACCCTGAACGGTTGCAGCAGCTTGAAGAGACTTCCCGAAACAGTAGAGATTAAAACTAAACCAGTCGAAAGACCTGAACTTGTTTTACCAGAAGCAGATCGAATTGATCAACGTGATATAACATGGGTTGCAATAACACCAAATAATCATGAAGAAGTTTTTGATGATCTAAAAAAGACAGGGGACGATCTAGTTTTATTTGGATTAACTGGAGATGATTATGGAAAATTGGGTTTGAATATATCTGATATTCGGATGTATATAGGTCAACAGCAAGCAATCATTCAAGCATATAAAAATTATTATATTGAAAGTGAAAAAACCATGGATAAGGCAGTTACTATAGAGGAATAATAAATGGATTACTTATGGATTTATACTAGCATTGCTGGAGCACTTCTTGGAGCAGCATGTTTAGCTTATATAAGAGATACTAGAATAGGTCTGTGGGGATATTCAAAATTTGATCAAGTATGTGACTATTTGCGTGATAGATATGGATGGACATGGTTTGATCAAGATCCAGAAGCATGGAAAAAAGTAAATCCAAAAATTGCTGCTAAGATTCAGGAATTAGAAGATAGGATTAATAAACTATCTAATATGAGTGGCGATAATAGAAATTTAAAAGGTCGTGCAAAAACAACGACCAGTTCAATATCAAAAGATTTTAAAAAATAATACAATATATATTACTTTTTTTCAAAAAAAGGGCCATATATTATATTTACAAAAACCTAATATTGATATATAATAGTACCAATCATAAAACAAACTTTAATTAATACTTAGTAAATATGCGATTTGCTGAGTATATATTTTACGCTCAAGGGAAAATTATATGTTATTTCAAGAACAAATCTCAAGAAAACCAGACCTATATCCATGGACAAAAGACTTTATTGAAGCTATCTGGAAAGGCTTTTGGACACCAGAAGAATTTAACTTTCGTTCAGATTATTCACAATTTAAATCAGATCTAAGTCCAGAAGAACGTGAGATTATTGTTAAGACTATGTCAGCTATTGGTCAAATTGAAATTGCAGTTAAATCATTTTGGGCTGATGTCGGTAATCATTTACCGCATCCATCGATTAAAGACTTAGGTTATGCTATGGCCAATTCAGAAGTCATTCATAATATGGCGTATGAGAAAATTCTTGATGTCTTGCATTTGACTCATGTATTTGAAGAAAATTTAAATGAAAAAGTAATTAGAGGCCGTGTAGATTATTTACGCAAATATAATAACAAAGTCTATGCTGATGATAAAAAGCAATATATCTACTCAATTATGTTATTTACATTGTTTGTTGAAAATGTAAGTTTATTTAGCCAATTCTATATTATTATGCATATGAATCGTAATAAAGCAGTAATGAAAGATTGTGCGCAACAGGTACAATATACTCGAAATGAAGAAATGCTGCATGCTCAAGTTGGCATTAAGCTAATTAATACATTACGTGAAGAGTACCCAGAATATTTTGATGATGAGCTTGTAGCAAGAGTTAAAGAAGAATGTATTGAAGCCTTAAAAGCAGAAAGTAAAGTAATTGATTGGATTATGGGCGATTATGAAACAAAAGGTCTATCGGCTGGTATTCTTAAATCATTTATTGCTAAAAGAATGGCGGATTCTTTAGATCAAATTGGGTTTGATAATTCAGAGATTATATATAATCAGGACGATATTGATCAGACTTTTTGGTTTGATGAAGAATTACTAGGAGCAAATATGACAGATTTCTTCCAAAAGAGGCCTGTTGAGTACGCAAAAGGTCAAGGTATTACTGCAGATGATTTATTTTAAAGGATTATATAATGGGTTTTGAGTGGGCTAATGATGATTCGCGACTCTTTTTAAGTCGTGGATATATTGATGGAAATATGACAACTGAAGAGCGAGTAAGAATGATTGCTCAAGCTGCAGAAGAAATTCTTGATAAAGAAGGATTTGCTGATAAGTTTTATGATTATATGAGCAGAGGATTCTATTCTCTTTCGTCTCCAGTATGGTCTAATTTTGGTACTAAAAAAGGATTACCTATTTCGTGTAATGGCGTTTTTGTTGAAGACGATATGGCATCGATTTTAATGAAAAATGCTGAAGTTGGTATGCAAACTAAAATGGGTGCAGGAACTTCAGGATATTTTGGATCTATTCGTGCCAGAGGTGAACCAATTAAATCTGGTGGAGTTGCTGATGGACCTGTTCATTTTATGAATCTTACAGAAACTCAAGTAGATGTTGTTGCGCAAGGATCTGTAAGAAGAGGATCTTTTGCTGCGTATTTGCCTATTGACTCACCAGACATTATGGAGTTTTTAGAGTGTCGTGAAGAAGGTTCTTCCATTATGCATTTGTCGCTTGGTGTGTGTATTAGCGATGAGTGGATGCAATCTATGATAGATGGCGATTCTGAAAAAAGAACTGTGTGGGCACGAGTACTTCGTAAGCGTAGAGAAAGTGGTTATCCATATTTATTTTTTAGTGATACAGTAAATAATAATAAACCACAAGTTTTAAAAGATCAAGATATTTCTATTTGGGCTTCTAATCTATGTTCTGAAATCTGTTTGCCATCAAGTGATGAGTGGTCATTTGTGTGTAATCTAGCATCCATGAATTGTGCTACATTTGATGAATGGTCCGAGACAGATGCTGTTGAAACAATGATTTGGTTTTTAGATGCAGTAATGGAAGAATATATTGAAAAAACAAAAGATATTCAGTTTATGCATTCTGCTTATAATTTTGCTTTACATTGGAGAGCATTAGGTTTAGGACAATTGGGATGGCATACATATCTTCAATCTAAAAGCGTGGCGTTTGAATCATTTGAGGCACAAATGCTTTCTATGAAAATTAGTAAATTTATTGATGATAAGTCACTTGAAGCATCAAAAGAATTAGCAATTGAATATGGTGAACCAAAAGGTATGTTAGGAACTGGTGAGCGTAACTTAACACGAACTGCTGTAGCTCCAACTACTTCATCATCATTTATTCTTGGTCAAGTATCACCATCTATTGAGCCACTAGCATCTAACTATTTTACAAAAGATTTAGCAAAAGGTAAATTTACTTATCGCAATCCACATCTAAAAGGTGTGCTACATGATCATGGGAAAGATAATGAAGAAACTTGGGTAGATATTCTAAAACACGGCGGGTCAGTTCAACATCTTGATTTTTTAACTGAACACGAAAAAGATGTATATAAAACATTTAGTGAAATTACACCACTTTCTATTGTGCAACAAGCTGGTGGAAGACAAAAATATATCGATCAATCTCAATCATTAAATATTATTATTCATCCAGATATTCCAGCAAAAGATGTCAATTCTTTAATTATTGAAGGTTGGAAGTTAGGTGTTAAAACATTTTACTATCAAAGATCAGCAAACCCTGCGCAAGAATTAGTTCGTGATATTATGAACTGCGCTAGTTGCGAAGCGTAAGGAAGACACTATATGTTACACTATTATATTGAGTGCGATTATTGTGACGCAGAATCACAAGTATCAACAGAAGACAAAGAGCCTGAATATTGCCCATGTTGTGGACATGAAATAAATGCTCAATTATTAGATGCAGAGGATAACGATTAATTTATATAAATAGTATTTTGTAATTAAGGAATACTATATTGTGGTTATTTGAAAATAAAGAGTTTAATCCAGCTGATTCTCGTATTGATGACTTAGCTGGATTTGTTTACTGTATAACTGATTTAAACAACGGTAAAAAGTATATTGGAAAAAAAACATTATGGTCCACAAGAAGACTTAAACCTTTAAAGGGTAAAACTAGACGAAGAGTAAAAAAAGCTCAATCTGATTGGATGAGTTATTATGGCTCAAATGAAGAAGTTAAGTTGCTTGTAGAAAATGATGGAGAAAATAGATTTAAAAGAGAAATACTAAAGTTATGTAAGACAAAAGGTCTTATGAGCTATTATGAGGCAAAAGAACAATTTGATCGTGAAGTCCTTTTTAATGATGAATATTACAATGAATTTATTGGATGCAAAATTCATTCAAAGCATGTAAAAGGAAAAGAATAATGTACGAATATAAATGTACTATTAATAGAGTAGTTGATGGAGATACTGTTGATGTAGATATTGATCTTGGATTTGGTATTGTGTTAACTGATGAAAGAGTTCGTGTAATGGGTATTGATACGCCTGAGTCTCGTACCAGCGATAAAGTTGAAAAAGTTTTTGGTAAAGCAGCTAAAGCAAGACTTCAAGAACTTCTTGGATCTAAAGGTGTGTTAAAGACTGAAATCAATAAAGATGGTGAAGATATGAAAGGTAAGTTTGGTAGAGTCCTTGGTGACTTCGTTGCTCCTGACGGACGTATGTGCACCGATATTCTTATTGATGAAGGCCACGCCGTTCCATATCATGGACAATCAAAAGCTGATGTTGAAAAAGGCCATTTAGCTAATCGTCAAAGATTAATGCAAGAAGGTAAAGTAGACGTAAAATTAATTCAAGAATTATCTGAATAAAAGGTTTACAATTGAGTAATACTATGATATAATAACTATATAATGAAAGGAATCAACTATGATTTTAATTGACTTCTCAGGTATTTCAATTGCACCTGTTGCAATGGGTTTAACAAATGCTGATGAAAATCTAATACGCCATATGATATTAAATAGTATTCGTATGTATCGTCAAAAGTTTAAAGACAAATATGGCGAAATAGTTATTGTATGTGATGCCGGCGGAAACTGGCGCAAAGATGTATATCCTGAATATAAAGGTAAGCGCAAAGAATCTCGTGAAAAATCTAAAATTGATTGGGAAGAAGCTTTTCGTTGTATTAATTTAGTTCGTGAAGAATTAAAAGAACATTTTCCATATAAAGTTATTCATCAATGGGGATGTGAAGCTGATGATTCTATTGCTGAAATAGTAAAATGGACTCAAGAGTTTGGTAATCATGAAGAGGTAATGATTGTATCTGCTGATAAAGATTTTCGTCAACTACAAAAATATGGTAATGTTCGTCAATGGTCAACAGCAACTAAGAAATTTGTAGATGAACCTAATCCTAGATTATATCTTGAAGAACACATTCTTACTGGATGTGGCACTGATGGTGTACCAAATGTATTATCAGACGATAAATGCTTTGTTGAAGGCCGTAGACAAACACCATTATCTGCTAAGAAAAAAGCAATACTACTCGAAGATCCAAAAGCTTTAGGTGATGAAATTTATCGTAATTATTTACGCAATAAAAAACTAATAGATTTAACGGAAAAATCAGAATGTCCTCAAAATATTAAAGAAGAAATTATAAATACATATGAAGCACAGGATCAGTGGGCAAATAAAAGTAAAGTGTTCCCATATCTTGTAGCTAAGCGTTGTAGAATGTTAGTTGAAAGTGTACAGGAGTTTATATAATAATGATAAGTGATATAATTAATGATACAAAAAAAGCTCGATCTAAAAAACAAAAGATCGAAATATTGAGAAATAATGAATCATGGGCCTTAAAAGATATTCTTAGAGGAACGTATTGTGACACAATTCAGTTTAATTTACCTGGAGGAAAACCTCCATATAAAGAAAACCAAGGACACAACGCGCCTTCTAATCTGCTCAAAAAACATAAAGAGTTTATAACATTTGTTAAAGGTGGACCCGGTGACTCTATGCAAAAAATGAAAAGAGAAAAGCTCTTTATCATTTTGCTAGAATCTGTCGAGCCGCCTGATGCAGAACTAGTTATTAATATGATTAACAAAACCCCAATAAAAGGAGTTACCAAAGCAGTAGCAAAAGAAGCCTTTCCGAATTTGATACAGAAATAAATATATGATGATTGGAAAATATACTTATAATTAGATTTATAGACAGGCCTTCTTCGGGAGAGTCTGTCTTTTTTTAGGAGAACTAAAATGGTTTTACATAACAATCAAATAGCAAAATTACAAAAAGATTCTACTGAGCTTAAAGCTTACGTAGAGGAAATAAAACAAAAGGGTGACCATTCTTTAGCTAAAAAACTAGAATCAAAAAAAGTATATTTAGATCAGAAGATATATGAATTAGAGGATATGGTGGCATAATTCCTTACAAAAAATAGTATAGAAAAGGAACAATTAGTTTTGTTCCTTTTTTTTATTTGTATAAATATAGTAAAATAGCTTAGCAAATTATCGGATGGGGTAGACATGAAAACTTTTAAACAGATGAACGAAGATATTCAGCATCAAAAGCAGCTCAACGAAAAAGGTTTGCTTAAGAGAATTGGGCAGGCAAAAGCTGCTGCAGTAGCGTCATTTAAAAGTGACCCTGAAAAGCATGCGAAAAAAATGAAAAACATAGCTAATAGAGCCAAAGCCCAAGATGCTGAACATGAAAAAGCCAAAGCTGCTTTGCGTGATAAAAGTAAAAGTCACGCCAAAGAATTAGCGGGCTTAAAAGGTGCTGCTAAAGGTTATAATATTTCCAAAAAAGGTAGTGCTGATAATCCAAACTCAATGCGACCTAAGGATAAAGACGGCAATCCTAAATCCGGATCATTTTTTGATACTACTGCAGAACATAATCCCAATAATAAAGGCTCAATGGCGCCCCATCCTAAAGGAGATTGGGTAGATGCTGCTGGAAATCCCGGAAAGCATACTACCATAGCGCATCGGTCAAACCATTTAGGTCCAAGTTGGGTCTCTGCTACAGAAAATAGACTAAACGACCCGGCAGACAAAGAGCGCAAGAGATACCACGGTAATAATGAAGCTGAAGACCGCGCAATTACTATTAAAAAACATTTGGCCGCGCTTAAAAGACATGCCCCAGAAGCAAAAGAGAGAATAGCTCATGCTGAACATACTTTAAAACTCCATCATGATGCTCATAAAGCTGCTGGCGCTCATCTAGAAACTCATGGAGAACATGAGTTTACAACTTCAAATTATGGCCATTATCATGAGCATCATTACGGTAACGGAGAGGAAGATCATCATTATGATGAAATGGAAAAGCATAAAAAAGCTGAACAAAAGAATCCTTCTGAAACACATATAGATAATGCAAGACTAGGATATGATCATACACATCATGATCATCCACATCATGAAGAAGTTGCAAAAGCTGACGTTGCAGATATTCCTAAACATGCTGCTACTTTTCATGTATTCGCTAAAACTACAACTGCGGGCCATCATGCTTATAATAAAATGGTTGATAGCCAGAAAAAAGCTGAAACTGATCTTCCGAAAGGTACAAAGAGTAAAACTGCACTTAATAAGAAAGCTGCTTACAATAAAGTTGATGTCAAGAAAAAATCTGATAATTATAAAAAAGCAATTGCAAGCGTAAATCCAGAACATGACAAAATAATTAAAAATTTAAAACATGTCAATAAAGAAAATAGACAAGGTGATTTATTTAAATAAGGTAATTTAAATGGGAAATTATTCGAGAAAAAGATACCCAACTGAATCGGCTAGCTTTCCAAAAAGTGCTAGTTCAGCACCAGGATCGTATTCATATGCAACCTTTGCTGATTTACCGGCCTCTAGTTCTACACCCGGAAATACTGCTTTTGTTGTAGCAACAAATAGATTATATATTTGGAGCGGTGTAGGATGGTACTTAATTGCTACTGTTACAAATGCA